AACATTTTGAAGAGGTTTAAAACAACCATTAACCAAGACAGGCGAATGTTTGAGAAACTGTATCTTATGGTGTGTAAGACACGGCTGCATCGTGATCTTATACCCAGCTAACTCGGCTGCGCGGACTGGATCGCCTGGGTTGTCAACCAAGGAACAAAAGATAAGCAGATTTCCCAAACAATTCATAATGGTTGTTAATACGGAACCGGAATACAACTTTTCATGCTCGAAATTAATTTTAACACGACCACGGTTGTTGTGTGATCGCAAAACCAATTGCTGCTTAAGCTGCTTAACCAGTCGGTTGCCTAAGTGTTGGAGACGACGTGGCAACAATGAAATAAATAATGTAAACAAATGTGGTCCTACTGAACCATCGGCGGAAGAAATATCTAAATTGTAAGTGTGCATGGTTCCATCATCGTGTTTCAAAGTGACACACGAATCATCTGAATGATAGACCATATACACTGGAGCCACCGAATTATTCAATTTATGAAACACATCAGACAAACGTTGATGATCAGGTGACTTCACAAATTCAGCGGTGGAATCGTGATACGTGAATGTATGTCTATCTAGCACGTCCTTAAAGGTTTTGCTAAGCACTGCACCCATGAGTGAGACTTCGGTAGTTAAATCATTAATTAATCTAGGAAGTTTTCCTGCTTTGGCATATTCGCAGCGCTTTATTTTACCTTTAACTTCGTGCTTCCACACTTCTTTCAAATAGAATCCATTGTTCATGATCTCATAAAAGGCGCGCATTCTTAACCTTTTCTTTGGATGAGGTTGTTGAATGAGATCAAACAATGCTTCGCACTCTTGTGGTAATTGATTGTATGCATGCTCTAACTCGTCGCGAAACCGACCAAAAAGACGGGAATAGGCTGTGCATGCTGTTTGTTGATTACTATACAATTGATGGTGGTACTCCCCACCATCAAACTGGTCATCACGGAGGCGCATAGATGTTAAACGGCGTAAGGCGTACGTTTGATTTCTGTCAGATGATGCATATATTTGTCCGGAATGATACGAGGAAGGTCCATGTACCAACCTCCGGAATTTATCATATTGCTCATGATCATCGTCATTCGAAAACAAAATATCACCATACAAGTACCCGTTTACGCATTCCCGGGCCATACGAGCTCCGTTGATGTACTTACATTTATACATAAAATCAGGATAAAAAGATTTGTTAATTACAAATGATACAGTTTTTATAGTAAACAACCCCGTACGGTTAGTGCCGTACGGCACGACGGGGTACCGTCATAACCCAGGAATTGTTATGTTACGCCGGACTATACCAGATGCGACACGCAAATCGATGTCGTTCTGATTACAGGCGTATATAACGGTATTCAACACGACGGAGCGCGCCACTCCGTGTGACGACTCGTCGTTAAGAACAAAATGCAACATGGATCCGACAGTATAATTATTAGTAACTGACCCTGCATGACGGTTAAGAGCAGTCAAAACTTCAGGATCAATAATTACAAAGGCACAAGCGTTATACATCGAGTATATAGCAGACGTATGCTGTACTGAGAATAACGAACCTTCTAGCTCAGCGCCGTATAAAGGTTGCCAAGGTATACTATCTATGTGTGGATCAACAACGTCGAACTGTACCCTGGTGGTCAATATTCGCTGTAATTCAAACAACCATTGCAACGTTCTGTTGACACGACGTAAATAAGCATTGCGAACATGTGTAGCAAGACGTGCAGATTGCAAATATGGATCAACAAAAAAATTAACCATCCCGACGTTTGTCAAATATTCAGAAGCAAACCGGCAAATATATACGCGAATAAAATACAATATCATAATTATATAATAATAAGATCTTGTATTAAAATCGATATTTGTGTATATAAAGCGTTGATTGTCAACGAATATAGGATCGGCTGGCGCACCAAGAGGAATATCAACATTGTTGTTGTTATTTTCTTGAGCGCCGGCCGGTCCCAACATGTCCGGTTGAATTGCGGGCGGTGCCAGAGCAGGACCTAACTCGGCAACAGGGGCTGCTGGCACTGGTGCAGGTAAATCTGGACGTTGAAGAGGTGCATCGTTGTTAGGTCTATTAACGACTGGACGACGAGCGCGATTAGGCATAGGTGGAAGAGTGACCTCAACAAGAGCATAAAAATCAACCAAATTGAACTTAGCTCTTAAATAATCCAAAACACGACGCACCCAGTTACCAAATACGGGTGTAAAAATTTCATCACGTTGCTCATAAACGCACATTACATTTTCACCGTTTGGCAACACATATGGTTGCTGTATATTGTTGGAGGCGTGGTCACGGATATCGGTAGCGAGATGTATAATCTCACCGCGTAATCCTATATTATCGACGTATCTATTCCTCAATTCTTCAACGGTATGATGATTCCGAAATTCACCACAATTACAAACAGGACAAATCTGTGCAAAATTTCGGTTTATCATACCAATGAGTGCTGTAATTTCAAGTCGACCACCATCGTATCCTAATTGCATACCTCTTACTGGGACACCATCGCGAAGGGGACCAACTACTCTGGTGAGAACCTCGCGTAAAGTATCCAGAAGAAGACGGTCCACAACTTTGTGTCCATTATGGCGGTGGCAGAATCTATGGCCACAATGCATAATTGCGGCAGATGCTTGGCACCGTCTACAATTGACCAATTCATTGTCATGATCATCCGTATTTGTATATGAACCATTGCTACCATTCAAAAAGGCAATGCGCTCTGCTGCAAGTTGTCGTGCAATTTTATACAGGAAATCATAAACAAAATTACCAATGTCATAATATGTTTGCTGCAACTGATTATCAAAATAACCACCGACACGCTGAAAGACTGGACGCAGAATAAATAGCATAAATGTCAACCGACTGAATCTGTTAAAACAGGATACCAATGTAGATAAATACAAGAATAAATCACTCTTAAAAGTGAATCTACGCTGGTGCAGTGGCTGGTACACAACATCGTTTGGCTCGGCAACAGAATTAACTAATTCTTTAACGTTCTCCGTAACGATGATGACATACAATATGATTGACACGTATGCTATATCCACTCGCGTGACTGTAGCACATATTACGAATATGTCATAACCTAATATTAAGGCACACAAGCAAGCGAGACATGTTAACAGAGCAGATACCCTGTTGTGGACATTTAAGGAACACCATATGGTGACTAACAACAAAAACACAGCGTGTAGCATCCTTAAAGGCATCTGCACCATGATGTTAGTTATCCATGAGATGTTACGAACATCGTCCATACCTGTCTCACTACCGTGCGGCCACGAAAAGAAATGACATTGACAATACCCACTGGATAAATCACAATGGACATTGGTAGGTCTAACGTTATAATTGATCAAGGGACACAAACACGTTCCAAACATATTTTCGCACCCTAAAATAGGTACTAATTGTTTAACAGGAACGTATAGTGGAAAAGAAATCAAAGTGTAATAAAAGCCGTCATACAACTTAAAATCTCTTTTATTTTGGTCCATAAAAATTTTAAACTGGTCGGATATACTATAACTGGATAAATCACATTTATTAATATCTGGACTAGAACATTTTAATATATTGGTGCTGCTACCGCGCCCTAAAGTGTAGCAGTCGCAATATGGACCAACCTGCTGACAAACAACAGGATATGTGTAAAAACGATCATCGATGTTGCAACCACCGTGACTATGGTCAACAACTATATGCATACGATCATTCTTGGAATAAGTTTCAGGCAACAAGTTCTGCCTTACCATACGAGCATTATCATTGTAATAATGCCGCAAAGCAAAACCCATGACCATAAGGGCGCAAAAAACAACACAAAATAAAGTCAAAATCAATTGACCAATTATGTACAGCACGATTCGAAATATTTTGTTAACGACTCCTTCGACAGCAGGCTTCTGGGTAAAAACCGGAAGCGAAATTATGTACACGAAAACCAAATAAGTTATATACAAACATACAGCACTTTCGGTAAGTGCATAGAGCTGCTGTGCACAACTCGGTTGAATTTGCAAGAATATGATTAACATCGCGAATAATCTGGTCTGTTGGGGACCGAAGTGACGTTGCCTATCCCTCATTATGTCGCACCCACCCGAATAAGGGCCGAGTACTTGCCGAGCAAAATGTTTCATTTCATAAGATGTATAGGCTGGG